GTCAACATTATTTGCTGCAAGAGATTGGCGAAAGTCATCCATCTTCCATGACATTTCATGATTGATTTTATCAAGGGCTTGTCCCCAGTATCGAAAATTATTTAAAAAATTAAAGTTTAACATCGTCATGTTTCCCCATCGAATCAAAAATACATAAGTATGGCAATTCACGATATACATGCGGTTCGACATCGTGAGGGTAAATGTACCCATGGTTAAAACTATATACCCATCCTATAGGAAAATATGTTATGTCACAGATTTTCCGATGGGCAAAAAAATTATCTATTCCTCTATAATACCACAGAATTTGTTTTTGAAATTTTTGAAAATATTCGGTAATATCTTCTGTATTTAACGCACCGGTCCACCGCAGGACACTTGAATTTAATTCTGTAAATTTATGAGGAATATGACGAGTATCCTTTTGTTGCTGTTCCAGATTGTGCCAATAGGTTTTAGCAAAACATAAACACTGGCGCGGATTAACATGCATAAATGAATCTACTGAGTGTTGAATAATCACATCCAAATCAAAATATAAATTGTCAGTCGTTGTCACAAATCGTTTATCAAAAAGATACATTTTATTCCACCATTTTTCTAATGGTGCGGTTGGTATCTCAATAACCTGTATGTTTTTATCTAATCCAATAGGGTTATCGGTTAAACAATAAAATGTAAATGACTCATGTGATTGTTCAGAAATAGACGTAAACAATCGTTCCACGTGTTCAACAGAATATTTGGTTCCCCATTTCACTGTGTAAATATTCATTGCCAATGCTTCAATAAATTTGGGTCAACTAATGTTTGCTGCTTCGTTTGTCCGCGTGTGCCGTCATCAAATGGTAATAAATCAACATTAAACACACAGAGAATACAATTCTCACGATATTTGCCTACACTCAAATCATCATCTTTCCAACTTCGACCACGATTATACGAATACGCATAATAAGCCGGAAAAAAATCCCATAGCTCTTTCCAACGCCATGTATGATAATTATCAGTCCCGTCAGTAAATGTGAACCAAATTTTTTCTTGATGCGTTAAGACATCTTTCCAAATGACTTCACACTGATCGTCTGACCACACCATACAACTTCCATTTGTATAGGCACCATGAGAGATTTTAAACCGACGAGTTTGTACGGGACGCGGGTCTTGCCACCACGATTTCAATTTCACAGGTTGGTCAAAATTATATGTCAATAATGGATTAATATTATTTTGAATAATCACGTCGAGATCGAAAAAAATAAATCGTCCTGAAATATTTAATTGATTGTGCATATTAAAAATAAATGTTTTCGGTCGGTCCCAACACCGAGCCAACCCATATTTGTAGGCTTCTGAACCAAACCAATATTTTGGATGAATGACCGGGATATCAGGAAATTCGACAGGAATCACATCCGCATCAAGCCCCGACGCATCATCAGTAAAACAGTAGAATGACACATCATGATTGGTATGTCGCTTTACCATATTTTTTAATTTATTGACAAAATGAGGACCATACTTCGTTCCCCATTTGCAACAGACGGCATTAACTTTCATGATTCACTCCGCATTCTGTATAACAGGCTTTTTCAGGAGAATATCGTAAACTCCAATCCATATGGTGATTTAAAAATCGATTCTGCTGTAAAATCGCCACTAAAGAATGTTCATGAATACTGCTATCAGATTCAGGATAGGCCAGTTCTGTATATGTGCGTTCCGGATTCATTTTAGTTTGTTCGTAAATAAAATAACAGGGATACACATGACCTGTAGCCGAAAGGAAAAATCGTTTATATTTTTTAGCTTGACAATCAATCATACGTGGTTGTTCTTTGGTTACAATCGGTTCTGATTTTCGATACATCTGTAATGAATTTTTGTCATATATGGGGATGGACGTATTATTCGAGACGGATACGGGTGTAATTGGTTTGGGCACTTCCTCATATACAATAATATTTTTATCTCTAAAAAAAGCTACAATGTTATCGTAATCTGGAGCCGTTTTTTGTGTAATCTCTCCCCAAATTAAAACCGTTTCTATTGTATACGTCGCAAAGAATTCCTCTGTAAATATGTTATGAATATCTGACAGTGTAAGAGTATGGTTCTTATTTTGAATTTCTAATTGTACCGAAGTCACAGAAGATTTATAAAATAAATTACGTCCGGTCCATAATTCGTATAATTCTGGATGTTCAAGTTGTTCAAGATTTACGGTTTTTTGCGGAACGGGAACACGATCAATATTAAACAAACAGAGCTTCGCTTCCGGACGAAAGACATGTGGTGTAATATCATTGGGATAAGTTTGCCCACGATTAAAGGAATAAACCCAATCAAACGGAATGTTTTTCCAAAAGGCTCGCTGTCGCCAATAATGATAATTATCGGTGCCTTTAAAAAAATCTTGGCAAATAGTATTTTTATGTTCCAAAATATCATCATATACAGATTCGATGTTATTCATATTGGACCATACCATACAACTACTATTAAAATATGTACCACGAATATTTTTAAAGAATCGGTCTCGTTCTTGATGAGGCGGTTGCCATTTCGAAAAAATTAATCGTGGTTTGTGGGCTAAGGTGGATAATTCCGTGATGTCCTTTTGAATAATGACATCTAAATCAAAATAACAAAATTGGTCAGTCTTATTCATCGCAAACAATATTTCTGATGCATTGAGTAATAAAAACTTAGGCCGATCCCAACAAAAACTTTCATGACCAAACCAATATTGTGGATGGAAGGGATAGATATCAGGAATGGGTTCGCATTTGATATCTGAATGGAGTCCGGTATCGTCGTCAGTAAAACAAAAGAAATCAAACGGTTTTCGATAATGACGGTGAATCATCGAAAACAAATTGTTGACATACTGAGGACCGTATTTACTTCCCCATTTAACACTGAGAAAATGCATCATATAATTCAAAAATATGTGGAAACGAATCTGAACTATTTAGAAGAGCAAGGGTATAAGCAGGCCGATAGGAAAATTTAGCAGAGTCTGACAGGTAGTCAGCACCGTATACAAATGAATAAATAAGATGTTTTGGAAAAATATTAAATGTGAATTGTTCATGCCATAAAAACCTATCATCCCCAAAATATTTGAGCATGAAATAATCGTCGTTGGTTAAAAAATGGTTCCAAATATGTGTAGTTGTTCCGGATTTCCACAGCATTACACTTGAATTATAATTACTTAAATAATTAAACGTATGGTCTTTGCCATGACGAGTAGGCCAATCGGATGGCTTCCAATAAGTATAACAAATTGTGGGATTATTGTCAATATAAGTAAATAGTGAATCTATGGATTGTTGTATACGCACATCCAAATCAAGATATAAAATTTCTCCCAAATTCTCTAATGAATGGAGCCATAATTTGAGCCAATGACCTTCAATATTGTTGGGAAGAGGAATAATTTGGATATCATGTGCCAATCCTGTGGAATCATCGGTGACACAGACTTTTTGACCGGCAAAATTATTCGCATAAATACGATTGACATCCTGTGAGGAATATTTTGTTCCATATTTAAGCGTCAATAATGTTTTCATAAGCCTTAAATCTACAAATATATAAATAATAACATAAATATGTATCATTTATAAGGCATACCGACAATGGCAATTATCCAAAATTTAACGATTGATCAAGGAACCACATGGTCAATTATTATTAATGTAACTGATGCAAGTGGTGATATTAAAGACTTAACGAATTATACCGTTCGGTCTCAAATGCGGAAGTCTTATTATACTAATACTTATATCGAGATCACGACAGAGGTTTCATCTCCGCTTGATGGTGAAATTACAATGTCTTTAACAGCCGAAGAGACGGCGGCTTTAAAATCCGGTCGCTATGTATACGATTTAGAAATTGAAGGAAACGACGAAACGCTACGAATTATCGAAGGTATCATTACGGTTAACCCAGAGGTTACGCGATGACAGATACGATTAAAGCCAAAGTCAGTGCGGTGAATAAAATCAGTACAACTGTCAACACCGCGCCAACATTAGCAGCACAGGTAAAATCGTTACGTAATGCCAAAATTGAAGATTTGACTGATGTGGACACGCAAATTTTAGATGATAATTATACTCTTGTTTATAATGAAATTACAAAAAAATGGGTAGCAACATTAGTAACAGCCATTTCTCCATCCAATGTTGATGGTGGAACTTACTAAATCTAAAGGAAACGAAACATGTCAACAATTATTCAGATTAAGCGCAGTTCTGGCGCAACGGCACCAACCACCAGTGATCTTGTTGAAGGCGAATTGGCCTACGCTGAAGACGCATCAAATGATGGTGCTGGTGCTATTTTATATATTGAATCGGTTTTATCCGATACGAGTGCATCCGTTCAAAAAATTGGTGGTAAGTTTTATACCGATACCGTTGATAAATTCCTTGTTAATCCTACGACCACCGTTGGTGGTAAGTTAGTTTTAAAAGAAGGTACCACAAACGGTACGAATGCTATCACTGTGAAGGCACCTAATAATATTGCTACTGATGTGACATTTACCCTACCAAGTGCTGATGGTACTAACGGTCAGATTTTAACCACTAATGGTTCAGGGGTATTGTCATTTGCCTCAGCCGCAGCTTCATCATTTACGATTAGTGATAATCAGGGTACACCAAATACGGATTCATTTTCTACTGGTGGCACCTTAACATTTGCTGGTACGGCGAATCAAATTACCACAACAGTTTCAAACGATACCATCACATTCTCATTGCCTACTGATGTAAGCATTACGGGGGATCTCACGGTTTCAGGTAATGACATCAAGATGAATGGTGGTACAACCGCTTTAACCTTCTCAGGTTCTGGTGATGTAGCCGTCGCAGGCGATGTTACAGTTACAGGTAATGACATCAAGATGAGTGGTGGCACCACAGCGTTAACATTCTCCGGTTCTGGGGATGTAGCGGTTGCTGGTGATTTGAAAGTTGCAGGTAATGATATCAAGGCTTCCGATGGTACCACAGCCATTACGATGAGTAGTGCTGATGTAACCATTGCCGGGGACGTAACGGTTTCTGGTAATGACATCAAGATGAATGGTGGTACCACGGCATTGACTTTCTCTGGTTCTGGTGACGTGGCCGTTGCTGGTGATTTAACAGTAACAGGAAATGATATTAAAGCCTCGGGTGGCACCACGGCATTAACATTTAGTTCAGCCGACGTGACGGTTGCTGGTGATTTAACTGTTTCTGGCAATGATGTCAAAATGAGTGGCGGTACGACTGCTTTAACCTTCTCAGGTTCTGGTGACGTAGCCGTGGCTGGAGACTTAAAAGTTGGTGGCAACGACATTAAAGCCTCAGATGGCACCACAGCCATTACAATGAGTGGCGCAAATGTCACAATTGCTGGCGACTTAACAGTTTCTGGCACCACAACAACGGTCAGCAGTACAACCGTAACTGTCAACGATCCGTTGATTGCCTTAGCTAACAATAATACAGCGACAGACGCGGTGGACATTGGATTCTATGGCACCTACGATACATCTGGTTCATTAGATTTATACAGTGGTTTATTCCGTGACGCATCAGACGGTAAGTATCGTTTGTATAAGGATTCACAGTCAGCCCCAACGACGACAGTTAATATTTCTGCTACAGGTTATACCGTGGCTACATTGGTTGCTAACTTAGAAGGCGGTACAGTTTCAAGTTTGGCAAGTGCTATCACGGTTCCGAACGGTGGAACGGGCGCGGCAACATTTACCAGTAATGGTATTTTGTATGGTAATGGTACAAATGCCATTCAAGTAACCGCAGCAGGAACGGCTGGTTACTTCTTGTATTCAAATGCTGGCACACCGGCATGGACAAATACTATTGATGGCGGAACGTATTAATTCATAACTAAATAGGAATGGGGCATAACGTCCCATTCCTATTCTTAACAATGAGGTCATTATGGCAGATTCTAATCTTGATTTGGTCAACACATTTATTAAACAACTGACCGAGCGCATGAATGAATTACAGCAAGAATCATTATTATTAAAAGCTCGTTTAATTGTCTTGCAAAATTCTATTGAACAAGAGAAAAAAGTAAATGGCAACAGTAATCAAACTGAAGAAGTCCGAGACACTATCAGCAGTTCCGACTACAAGTGATATTGCGGTCGGTGAAGTTGCATTAAATACTGCTGATCAAATTATTTACACTCGCGATTCTTCAAATAATATCATCGCTGTCGCTAATTATACTGCATCGATTGCATTAGCTTCATTTCCGGTAGGTGATTATGGAGCATTAGATACTATATCATTAGATGCGTTTGGAGAACCTATTGATCTTGTTGGACGGTTTGATTGTTTATCTTCACCCTATGGCTATGTTGATACTGTCGATCTCGGAGTGATAACATAATATGCCTACATGTGTTCAATTTCGACGTGGCGCTACCGCGATTGTTGAAGCGTTTGTTGGAGCCGATGGTGAAATTGCTATTGATTCAACAAAACATACTATACGTGTGTATGATGGAAGTACCGCAGGCGGATTTGAAATAGCGAAAGCAGATTTATCAAACACCACCGCTATTACGAGTACCAGTACGACCACACTTACCAACAAATCTCTGAGTGATAGTACAACATATTTTATTGATGAAACTGATACCACCAAAAAATTCCAATTTCAAGCCAGTGGCATTACAACGGGCACCACTCGAACCCTAACCATTCCTGATGCTACCGGAACAGTAGCCCTAACGAGTAATAAATTAAGTACGTTTGCTGCCACGACTTCTGCCGAATTAGCCGGTGTTATTTCTGATGAAACGGGTTCTGGTGCGTTAGTTTTTGCGACGAGTCCTACTCTTGTGACTCCAAATTTAGGGACACCAACTTCATTAACGCTTACTAATGCTACGGGGTTGCCTGTTAGTGGTATTACAGCATCAACAACTACGGCTTTGGGTGTTGGAAGTATTGAATTAGGCCATGCTACTGATACTACTATTGCCCGTTCAAGTGCAGGCGTAGTAACAATTGAAGGTGTTACGATTTCAACCGAATCAAATACCTTAACTTTTACCAACAAATCTCTGAGTGATAGTACAACATATTTTATTGATGAGACAGACGCTACCAAAAAATTTCAATTTCAAGCCAGTGGTATTACAACGGCTACAACTCGGACTCTAACGATTCCTGATGCTTCTGGTACGATAGCCCTAACGAGTAATAAATTAAGCACCTTCGCTGCAACCACGAGTGCCGAATTAGCCGATGTTATTTCTGATGAAACGGGTTCTGGCGCACTAGTTTTTGGAACAAGCCCAAGTTTAACAACACCTATTCTTGGTGTCGCAAGTGCGACAAGTATCAATAAAGTTGCGATTACTACTCCAGCAACAAGTGCTACATTAACTATTGCAGATGGTAAAACTCTTACGGCTAATAATACTTTAACATTTACTGGCACTGATAGCAGTTCTGTTGCGTTTGGTACTGGTGGAACAGTAGCATATACAGCCAATAAATTAAGTACCTTCGCTGCAACCACGAGTGCCGAATTAGCCGGTGTTATTTCTGATGAAACGGGGTCTGGGGCGTTAGTTTTTGCGACGAGTCCAACCTTTACAACGTCGATTAATATTACCAGTAGCGGACAAACGACCCAAGTTCAGCACGACGGGACTAACGGTGTTCTGAGTTCTAGTACACAATTGCTACTTTACTCAAACGGCGCGAACGCGACCATATTCCATACCAACTCGACAGAACGTTGGCGTATCAACTCATCTGGTCATCTACTCGCCGGGGCTGATAACACTTACGATATCGGAGCCAGTGGTGCAACACGCCCGCGAAATATCTATATTGCTGGAACGGGTGCAATTGGTGATAATACTACAATCGGTGGTACAACGGTTCGTGGAAAATTAACTGTTGATGGAGGTCAGTCAGGAACAGCTACCTCATCTGCTGCATTCCGCACACCGGGTTCGGCCCAAAGTGAAAAAGCGAATCTAGCATTATATTCCACCTTTGAAGGTACGGCTGATAATGGCGTTCGTCGTAGTGCCGATATTATTTCTGGTTTTAATGGTGGAGCGTGGGGGTATGAATTTTTAGCTGTTCATGTGGGAAGTGGCGGTTCAGCAAATGATACGGCTGCGGTCACGACGGAACGACTACGTATTGATGGTTCTGGAAACGTTGGTATTGCGACGACATCTCCAAGTAGTAAATTACATGTCAAAGGAGATGTGACAGTTGGTGGAGATACATCAGCGTCATCATTAAAATTCCTTGAACCGAGTGGGTCGGGTAGTAATTATACCGCATTTAAAGCACAGGCTCAAAGTGCGGATGTCACGTATACATTACCCGCTGCGGATGGTAGTTCTGGCCAAGTTTTAAGTACGAATGGTTCTGGAACGCTAAGTTGGCAAACATCTACACCTACATTATCGTCTCGCACAATTACCACAACAGGAAGTATTTTAAGTACTGATACGATGGTGGAAATGAATGGGCAAATGACGCTTACCCTACCTTCAGTATCAACAATGACCGGCAAAACCATATTTTTTAGAAATATAAATAATACCGAAGTCACGATTATTGGCTATACAACAAGTGATTTGATTAATGGACAATTAAATCTTGTTGTTCGGTTAAAAAACTCTACATTTGGTCTGTATTCAAATGGGTCAAATTGGGCAATTATTTAAAGGATTAAGACATGGCATATTTTGAATCCGCGACACTTCAAGCGCCTCAATCTCCACAGAATGTGGCGTCAACACCTGTTCAAAATACTGAACAGTTTGAAGGTACACAGACTATAGAATTATTAGCCATGATTTTAATTGAATTACGTATTTTGAATCAACAAATCTATGAATTGCCGAATGCGTTAGCAACGGGTGCGCCACCAATTGATACGCCAGAAAATTATCGAAAAGACCCATCATTCTATACGGCTACGGGTTATAATATTTAATTAATTAGTAAAGGATAAAAACTATGATTATTCAGGGACAAGTTGGACCACTTACTCAGACTACCGGTTTATCAGCGGGTTCACAGCCAGTTGCTCGTTTAGGTTCACTAGGTGATTTGATTATGTCAGAATTGCACGGTCGATATTTTGAAACAACATATCGACGTGCCGGATATGTTGCAGCAAATACGGCAGGTGTGACCACTACCGTTGGTACAGCTACAACATATGTGGGTTTGTGTTTATCAAATCCTGTCACTTCGACATATAACCTTGTAGTCAATAAGGTCGGATTTGCTTTCTTAGTAGCTAACGCTGCCGCATCAACTATTGGATTAATGTGTGGTTATAACGCTACGACAAACGTGACGCACACCGCAGCCATTACAGCGCGTTCCACATTTATTGGTCAGGCCGCTGGTAACATCGCGACGGTAGACTCTTCAGCTACATTACCTACCACACCAACTGTAACGCATGTATTAGGTTCTGGATTAACCGGTGCCATTACGACGGTGCCTATGGTCGCTCCAACATTTGTGGATTTAGAAGGTAGTTTAATTTTGATGCCCGGAGCGTATGTGGCCTTCCATACCTCAACGGCGAGTGGTGCTTCCTCATTCTGGGGTTCCTTCTCGTGGGAAGAAGTGCCTGTCTAATAAACGATTTTTGGTGCAGATACTGTTGATACATGTCAAGAGTATCTGCATCCTATGAGGTATTTCGATGGCATTTCCTTCTATTCCTCAACAGAATTATCCAACGCATAATATTGTTACACGAACGGTTCAGATCGTATTGAATCCTACTGTAACGGCATCTTCTGCATATGCCGCCGGTAATTCTGTTGGTGGATTGTTAAAATTTACCAATATTGCTGGCCCACAAAAAAGCGGTGTTATTCAAAGTTTTTTTGTCAATTGTAAAACTGCACAAACGACCACATTTAAATTATATGTGTTTAATGCGTTGCCTGCATTTACAACTATTACAAATAAAGCTACACCGTCATTAAATGCAAATGATGTGCCGTATTTAATAGGTGTTTATACCACTGGGTCAAGCGATTCGACCTTAACAGCGACGATTAATTTATTAGATGCAATCGGAAAATCTTTTACATCATACAGTTCTGATTTATATGGCATTTTAGTATGTGTTTCTACGCCCACCTTTAACGCAGCATCTGATGTGTTTGTGGGATTGTCTGTCTTGCAGGATTAATATTATTATGGGGTTATATAAAGGGTCACGTCGTGGTATTTCTAAGAAAAAAGTGCGAACAACGCCATATATTATCTATTCAGGTACAACGTCTGGTGTACATGATTTTCTTTCTTTGACTGCTGATGGACCTCCAGTTGCGACTAGTTCAGGGACACAGGCAAGTTTTGCTTTTGCTGCCGGAACATGGACAGTATATTTTAGTCAAACGATGACAACTACTGTATGGATTTGGGGTGGTGGAGGTGGTAATCATGGTCGAGCGGGTTATGCAATTGGAGGCGGTGGTGCAGCAGGTTATGGAAAATACACCTATCAATTTCAAGGTGGTTCAACTTATACATTAGTATGTGGCGGTGGTGGTCATGGTGATGTTCAAAACGGTTATGTTGCGTCTAATGCTGTTGGTGGTGGCGGAAAAGGTGCGACATTATCATCCAGTGGATCCGGTGGTGGGGGATATTCTGGATTTTTCAATACTAGCACAGGAACACCTACGTTTGCAACGGCATTAATTATCTCAGGTGGTGGTGCGGGTTCATCTCAAGATCCCCAATACGGTGGGGGCGGTGGTGGAGGTAATTTAAGTGGTGGGACAAATGCCAGTACTCGAAATGGCTCTGGAGGTACAACAGCCAGTGGTGGTGCAGGCGGTACTGACCCGACTGCTGGTGGTAATGGTTCAGCTTTATTAGGCGGTGATGGTGGCGGTGGCGCTGGCGGTGGTGGATATTATGGCGGTGGCGCGGGTTCTAGTACTGGTCCGGGTGCTGGTGGTGGTGGTTCTGGATATTATGCGGGTACTGTAACATTAGTTGAAACATTTAGTGGTGCAAACGGTTCTGATGTTCGAACTCGTTCATATGATCCGGGAGGTGGAATTAAACAACCATCAACGGCTGGCGATTCAGGTATTGGTTTAGGCATCTCAGGAAACCCCGGTCTTATAGTTATTCAACGAAACGGTCCATAGAATGTCTACTCAAGTGCAATTTCGACGTGGGTCAACTTCCGAAAATAATTCCTTTACTGGAGTAGAGGGTGAAATATCTATTGATACCACGAT